TGTAAGTTTAAAGGTTGAGTTAAGTGCTATAGACCAGAGTTTAATAAGCTCTTTACACACGAACACGACGGGTATAGGATACAATGAATCTATAGGTCACGCCATGATTGAATATGCCGAACTTATAATTGGTGGTGAAATCATTCAACGTATACCGAGCGATTTTTTCTCTATTTATTCGGAAAACTACGTTACGCAAACGAAACAACATAATTTAGAAAAACTCGTGGGTAAACCACCTTTAGAGTTTTCCGGTACACCGGTAATAAAAAAGGTTATAGGTCACTACGACGGTAACGCTCTTACCGATAAGAAATATTTTATAGATATACCCTTCTATTTTTATAATAGTCCCGAACTTGCCATACCCGTTTATGCTATAAAACAACAAGAAATAGAAGTATCTATAAAGTTTAGAAACGTTGAAGACTGTATTCATTCCATTAGGTCGGATATACCTTATAATAACTACGTCATGTATACCGGTCTTAAACCGAAAAAATTGATAAAGAGTGCTAAGATAACACTGGAAATGGTTTCGTTAACAAATCATGAAAAAGAAGAAAACTTACAAAAGGATTATATAATAACACAAATTCAAGAAAATGTTTTTAATATAAATAAAAATACGAATAACGATCCAGTCAGTCATGTGTTTGATTTAAAATTTGTAAACCCCGTAAAAGAACTTTTCTTTTTAATACAGGGTAAAAGAAAAACCGTAAATGAGTTTTTTACCACGTCGTTTGATTACGATAACTCTTCTAGAGATTTAAACAGTGAATACATAACGTACGAACAATTGAAAAGTATGGAACTTAAACTTGACGATTCTGAAATTTTAAACGAAAAAACGGGTAGTATAATAAACTTACGAGCGGTTCAAAGTGGTATACACCACACAAGAACGCAATTGTTCAGGAGGTACTATTCGTATAGTTTTGCACTTGAACCTGAAAGGTGGTACCCCACGGGACAGAGAAACTTTAGCTTAATAAAAAATCAAACACTTAAAGTAAATTTAAATAGTGAACAGGAAACTGATAGAGAACTTAGAGTTTTGGCGCATAGTTATAATATACTCCGTGTTGAAAACGGTATTGCTAAAACACTATTTAACGTATAATATAATGAATCAACAAGAAAAAGACGCAGAACAGACAATCGCAGAAAATGTTCAAAATACAGTTTTTGATATTATGTTACCGGTCATAGAAAAGTCCGTGATACTTGCGGGTGAATATGCCAAGGCGTGTGGAAGAGACATAATTTTACCAGAAGATATGGAATATACAATGAAGTATTGTGTTATGAATGAAGTAGGTAAAGATGTAGGTTCCATGTTCCCAGAAATTTACGACGATGAAAGTGAAGAGGAAGGTGAAGACGACGTTTTTGAAGATGATACAGACGTTTCTTTTACTAGGTATTCAGGAAGAGAATATAAATTCGTAAAGGTAAACATGGCGTACGATAATTGGGATACGTGGCAACCTAGAAACCCGTCAGAACAACTTTTAAAAAATGCTATAGATAGTAATGAGTACTCAGGCACCGAATGGATGGACGACGAGTCGTGAATACTTTAAACTATCTGATAAAGATAGTGAAGATTCAGACTCAGACGAAAGTTTAACAGGAACCGAAACTGAATCTGAATTTGAATATGGATCAGAATCGGGTAGTGAAGAAAATACTAAAATGTTAAAGGGGTACCTTAAAAACACTAAAAGGTATAAAAAAATTTTATTCGAGGACGATTTGTTCCCAGAATAAAATCTAATGATATAGTATAAAAAATGTCTGCAGCTTCTGAAACTGTTATGCTCGTCACTCGTGAACTCGAAGCACAATCTCTTAATGCCATTGTCGCTGGTTTTTCTTTTGCGGCCGCGCTTTCGTGGATGGATTTGGTTAGATGGACGGTTAATAAGTTTATCAAGGTTAACAAGAATGGTGGTATGAACTACGCTCTTACCGCCTTGTTGACGACTTTGATGTCCGTTCTCATTTACTTGATCGTTTCCCGTGTATCTTCTCGTGTGAGAAAGCCAGAACAACCAACCTTCGCGGTTACTCGATAAGTTTCCTTTTTTTGGTAACTAACAATAAAAAGAGTCCAGTAGCGACTATAGCAAATATAGAAATAAATGCATCCCATCTACGCGGATCCTCTAAATCGGGGATACTCATAGGTGGTGGAAGAGATGTATCTCTTTTCACGTTAGACAAGTTTTCAAGTTTATCAGTAGAACAAGATACAGCAAGTTTTATGATATGGTTTGCGTTTCTGAAATCGTATGGTATTAATCGGTTATTACTACTATAATAAAATTGAACTCTCAATCGGGATATAGTTTTTTGGGATCCCGAATCAAAATTGTGTTCTACGGCGTCATCTACACCCGAATAGTTTATGACATCGCCACAGAGCAGTATACGACCAGTATAAAAAGGTGTTTGTGAAAATATCGTTTTATTAAATTCATCAGAACCGCTACTTAGTTTAACGACTATAGCATCAGCACCTTGTAAATTTATACTTCCGGTTTCTAACGTGTTCGATGTAGACGAAGTATCCGAAGCTGGTAGACCTAATATATCGTGAGGTGTTGTGTATCCATGAACGGATGAGTTATACCCATTCGTACCACTATAAAATAGAAACGTAAAATCACTCGAACCTGTAAACGTTATCGCATTGGTATCTTTATTGAAAGTTGCACTTGTTATCACAGTAGATTGAGAAACAATAGCATCTGCTAACGACTGACCACCATAGTTACCAACTGGTATTGTTATGGTTTGTGTAGTACCACCATTTGTAAGTATATCAAACGTATTGTTTCTCGAGTGTATAAGGTACTGACTATTATGTATACGTGCTGATATAAGTGAAATTTTACTAACATCGTATATTGGATTTTTTAAGTAAACGACATAGTCACCTGGATTAGGATACAAGACCGGATCTCTTTCACTACTATCTATGTCTAAGGTGTGTACCTTCATTAAAATATATGAACAATATTTTAATGAGTGCGTGTCACGAAATAGTATTTATTTAACAGAGACTATGTGCTAATGGATTATTCATGAGTTGTCTCTTTGCAGTTTCTAAACTATGGTTTGTTGCATTGGGGTTCATATTACCTTTATATGCGTTATTTTCTTGGTAATCATTCGTTCTATATTGTTGTGTCCAAGCTCCATTTGCTGCGTTAATTCTACCATCGATTCTCGTCGTGTCGGAACGAACACTCGTTAACATACCACCTTGGTTGAGTGCGTCTGCTCTTACATTCATTCTACCGGGACCACCTGCTCTACCCGTCTTACCTCTTCTATCGTCTGGTCTGAAACCATATTTCATGAGTTCTTCTACCGCGTATTGTGTACCAAACGTTCTCTTTTCTCCTATCTTACTTGCTGGTGCATTTACGTAACCACCCATAAAGTTGCTAATACCCGGAGCGGGTTGATTCGCGTATTGGTATTGTTCCATATTACCATCCTTCTTGTTTCTCGTTGGTTCTTGAGCACGTGTAAGTGAGGAAACGGTTCTTTTTGCACTCGCATACGATAAGCCATCTGCTCTTAATCCAGTTTCTGACCTGTTTGTAGTTCTCTTTGTTTTTTCGTGTTCGCCTCTTGGTGTTCTACCGGACATGCCTTGTGCTCTACCCGCAACTGGTGGTAAACGACCATACAGAAACGCTGTTTTCTCTGGTCTGTTATGAGCGACTTCTCCTTCTATACCACGTCTACCACCTTTAGAATCGTAAGCTGGACCGCTTCGTCCTGGTAAAGTAGTGAGACGGTATGCGCCAACATTCTCTGGGTTAACTCTGAAAAGTTGCTGGTAACCACCGACGGATGGTACGTCCGGAGAAACACCTAAACCTGGACCTACGTTTTGTCTTTCTATGGGTGAAAGGTTGTTCATTATACCTCCGTCATACATGAATCTATCTCTCATCGACAAAACCTCGTTACCTGAAGATCTTTGTTGTGGTGCCACTTCTCCGAACGAAGTCATCTCTTGTTTTGAAGAATACGTTGGTTCAACGAGTGGGGAAGTTTGTCCTAAATATTCGTCTTTTATAACTACGTCTCTAGCCATGGGTGATTCATCTTCTAACGGTTTTCCTTCGACCCTGTAATTTTCTGGTTTTTGTTCTTCTGGTTTACTTAATTTACGACCGGCGTAAACAAGACCCGCTATAGCTAATATTGAGATGGGATCAGCCATTCTTATTTCTTATCAACATTTTTATCCATGTATCTTTTTTGAAACAAACCGTTTTGGAGTTCGGCGCGTGTGCTCGATGGTTCATAAGTCATGGTTCTGAGGGGAACTTTACACGATACATTTTGTAGCGGGTGGAAGTTTCTTTCGTACGTCTTGGCTAATATTTTGTTAAATTGAGAAGTTGATTGTGGTCTAAGAGCATCGCTAGTTTCTATAAATTCTGCTGGTGAACCTTTACCTGCCATGTATGGAGCTGTACCATAGAGCATGGTGTTTGGTCTAGACGAACCGTAGTTGAGAGTACTGGGCTGAGGATACACGAATACTTCTTCAGTGGCACATACACTTGGAATAGCTTTATCTTGAACAATTTTTAATCCTGGTTGGAGTTGATACGCCATTTACTATTACGTAAGATTTTGTTTAAGCAAATCGAGTACCTACTTTTCTTTTAAGACATCTAAAATATAAAATTGATATTACACTGATCTACTGGCTGTTATTCTCGCATCACCGTTTGGTGCTAAACCCGCGAAAGCTTCGAGTTGTACACCTCTTGCGTTTGGATCACACAAACGTGGATCTTGTCTACACGTATCTTTTCTAGATCCATGTATAAATTCGTAGTGAGAACCGCAATCTGTAGATGTTACTGGCATGGTTATAAATTGTCTAGATAATGCATTTCTTTGGTATTCCGGTAAAGATGATCGCGAACGCGCTGGTCCGTACGAAATACCGTCTGTAACGTAATTGTTACATTTATTTTTTACGGTTGAGTATTCACATGCACTTGGTCTAACTGGTCTGTCTATAAAATCGCTCATTAAATAATTACCCATTGGATTCTCTTTGCTTGGTTGTTGACAACCACCTGTCGTACCTATTTGTTCTTGTTCAGGCCTGGGAATATGGTCTTTAATCATACCTGAACGTTCCATTACATAAAGAACACCTAGAGCAGTTCCTCCTATTATAAACATGCGTACGTCTCTATTAATGAGATAGAGTACACACGTTGCATATATTATGAATCGAGAAGCGGCATTTATACGTTGTTCTGGAGCAAGTGTTTCCGATGGCCAAAATTCTGTTACTTTATCTGATCGAATGAGTTGTTTTGGGTCTTCGAACCAAGAAACCATTTATATATAACGAGTTTATTTTTTGTTGCCTCCCAACATCCCACCAAGCATTCCCTGCATAGTTTTCATGAGAGCATTTTCATCCATACTTGTACCATCTTCACCCATTTTGTCCGCACACTGTTTGGCTACCGTTTCAATCATGGAAAGTGTATCTTCTGGGATAGATTTTATGGTGGTTCCGAGCATGTAAAGTGTTTGTACGTATTGCCAGATTGCGTTTTTTGTATTTTCGGAACACGAAGACCAGTGTTTTTCTAAATTAACATCTTTCATGAAATCTAAATTTTTGGATTCGTTAATAAAAAACGTTTCATCTTTAGAAGAAATTTTATCAGCATACGGTGTTACGCCTGACATGAAACCATCTACAACTAATTTCGGATTAGTGTCTTTCATGAGTTCGAATGCGGAGATGCATTTTTTCAAGCCTTTTTCTTCTGGAAAAGTTTTGTGTAGTTCCATAAGAAATTGACCCATCATTTCATTGAAAGCAGATACGGAAGTCATTTTGTATTCTATATAGTTTTGCTATCTTTAAGCTATAAAATTTTTTAAAACGGTTCTGTTGATATACTTTCTCTCTTACCTAATCCATTACTTATTATAAAAAATACTAAAATTGCTACGAGTGCAGCTGGTTTACTGTACGCACTCAAAGGTAATTTACCTTCATTGTTAAGTTTTGATTTAAAGTGTATATATCCTGCAGTAATGAGACCAGCTATCACGGCGGCCGATGTTGGATCTCTTAAGTAGTCTTCAAACTCCATTTAATATAATTGAGGTTTTTTTCTTTGAGTTTCGGGTGCATCCGGGAATAAGACACTGTCTTCTTTTACTCTTCCTGTGTTTATGGTTTTGAATTCATTATCCACGAAAGAGGACGACGGTTGTTGTTGTGGTGGT